CATGGCGTTTGCCTTGTCCTGATAATAATCATTTCTGGCCTTTGCTTTGCCACGGGGCATCTTGGCAAGAGCGACATCCCCCCGTACAACGCAATTTTGATAGCGACCTGTATCTAAAACAGTTGCAGAGTGTAGCATCTCAGGAACTTCTTCCGGTGTTACAAACACCCAACCTTGGCTCATTTTGTTTCCTACGTTCTTGTAGTCATCATCACCCTTAACGGAGATGCGTATCCAACGGAGAACCATGTCTTCATTGGTGAATCTGTCTACAACAAGATCAGGAATATCTAAAAAGTTAGGTTCAGTGTATGTGTATTCCTTGGTTTCAATTTCCCTTGTTTGACTTGCTCTGCTACTTGTTTTACTCATCTTTAAACGCTCCTTTGTTTTGTTACGCGCCTAGCCTACTGGTACATACTCACCTGCTGCTCTGTCGGCTCTTGCCTTTTCAGCAGCATATTTTTCCAGTGGTATGTTCCACTTCTGTGCTAATCTTACATCTTCCTGAGAAAGTTTAACCTTCTTTCCTTTGGCAGATGCGGTGGTCGAACTGCGCGACTGTCCAGCGACCACCTGTTGTGCAGGTTGTGAATCTGCAACTTCACTAAACTTGTGCGGGAACTCCGCTTTTATTCTCTTGTCTACCTCCTGATAAAACTCTGGTGTAGATGAATCATAACCTTCTGACTTTAACTGGGCGTCAATTGTAAGAGCCGCCACTGTCATAATTTGATCTCTGTTAAACCAAGAGTTTTCTGGCTTTTGACTCCATTCAACAGCAAGAGGATCATATTCATTTGCTTGCTGCTGCTGTTGTGGTGCAGGTTGAGCTTGTCGCTGCGCCTGTACCTGTTGTTCTCTCTGTGACAGCTGCGCCTCGTACTGTTGAATAGCCTGTCGCTGCTGACTCAGTGTTGCCAGATCAACTTGACCTTTGTTGATCAACTCTTGAGCTTCTAGCATCTTTTCCTTTTCGCCTAGGTCATAGGCATCAAGGTATGCTTTCTTTGCCATTTCAATCTGCTGCTGTAGGAGCTTCTCGTTTGTGTCTGTGTTAGACTTACTAGCCTCTACAGTGTACTTGTCTCTTTCTGTCAACTGCTGAATAAGTGCTTGTTTTTCAGCTTCTGCTCTGGCAAGAAGTTCAGCTTGTTCTTTTTTCTGCTGAACCAGTTGACGAATACGTTTCTCTGCGCCTTTGGTTTCAATTCCGTCTAGCTCTGGAATATCTTTTTTCTCAGGCTCTGGAGCAGCTTCTACTTCTGGAACTGGTTCTGACTCTGACTCTGCGCCCTCTACTTCAAACTCAACTTTATCTTCTTCTTTTTGACTAGGGCTAGTGTCAATTTCGCCCCACTCAGTTAGTTCTTCAGCAACTGCTGCTTCTTTTTCTTCTGACATTTATTTCTGCTCCATAGTTTGCGACGACTAAGATTACGCATGTAGTAGTAGTATTATTATATAGATAACACAGTTACCCACCTAAAACAAGAGTTGTGTCTAGGTCTTCTGGGTTATCTACTTTCATTATAATTTGATCATCAAAGAGAATAAGAAGTTTGACGCCTTTGTAGACAAACTTTGTACCGCTCAACTTTTGATAACAAACATAGTCTCCAACTCGACACCACGGTCCTGCAAGAAACTTATCTTTGTCTTCGTAGGCAAGCGTTCCAACTTTGAGTACACGCCCCACCGTGGTGAGGTAGGCGATATCATCTCTAGCTCTTTCTGGGAGGATAATTCCTCCTTTGGTCTTTGCCTTAATAGTGACAGGGCGCACCAGAACGTGATAACCCGGAAGCTCTGGTAGAACCTCTGGATCAGGTACTTCATTCTCTGTAATCCATGTATCATTAGGCATTGCCCCTGCAAGTGAAGGATTAATCATCGTCTTCGTCTATCTCCATTCTTTTGTTAATAATCTCTGTCAACCTGTTATAGGACCAGTCTATACCTGAGATTGTTCCTACAACCTGTCTATAATGGTTATAGTCCTCTACTTGGCCCTTTGCAAGGAAATCTTTTAGAGATTCTTGTTCTGCCTTAAAAGATTGTTTGATCTCGTCAAAAATATCCATATGATTTATTTTCTACGCGAGACCCTTCTCTTTTTCTTTGACTGTCTCTTGGCTGTTCTTTTAGAATTAGACATGGCAATGGCCACCGCTTGTTTTTGCGGGTAACCCTCTTCTCTAAGTTTTTTAATGTTGGCTGAGATAGTCTTAGAAGATTTACCGGGTTTAAGAGGCATTAGAAATTGACCTCATTTCATCTGAAAGATTACGTGCTCTGTTGTAGGTTTGCTTTGCCCACCTAGAATCCATCATCTGATTAGCTGCTTCGCTGTAGTCTTTTGGATTTTGTTTAAGAGCTTTCCACATTTTTCTAAATTTAGATACACCTGATTCACCCATCTGATATACCATTTCTATAATAATTTCTTTTGCCTTGCAAGGTAAATCTTCTACTTTATTCTTCTTGATAAGCCTGTCAGCACCGTCTTTAGCTTTTTGCAAATCTTCTTGAAAAAGTTTTTCCCAGCCTTCTTGATCCGTTGGGATTTCTTCTCCGGGCAATATTTTATGCCCATAACCTCCTGTAAGAAAGCCAAGCGTGTCAGTATAGGGTTTGACCATATATCCTTCATGTTTCTTTATTCTCTCTTCTAAAGTTTTCATCGACCTGCGCCGCCTTGTTTAACAGCGCCAATTAACATATTCAAAGCATCTTTCTGGTTCTGCGTATCCGCTTTCTCAGATTCTAGTGCGAGTTTACCAGCTGCTTCCAAAGATTTCTTTGCGTCTCTGTCAGCTTCCAGAGAAAGTTTACTCAGATCAATGAGCGTGTCTAGCTGAACTTTCTTATCTGCTGTTTCAGATTCTTGTGCTCTGACTTCTAGATCAGCTGCTTTTTCCAAGGCATCCATCTGCATCTTCTGTTGATCAAGTTGCAGACGCTGCTGCTCTATGTTCATCATCTGTTGCTCTGGGCTTTGTGCTATGCCTAGCGAGGCATTTGCATTTGCCACAGCTTCAGCTGCCTCTGCCATTACCATGTCACTGGTTTGTTCATCAGTGGCAACTCCGGTGACCATGCCACCTATCTGCTCTTGATATTTCATCAGCATATGGTCTCTGATGTTGGCATTGAGTATAGGCACAATCTGTTGCATCATGGGGTTTGCGCCGTTACCGGGGTCTTTGAGGAAGGCGCTCTTAAATTGTATATGAGCATCGTGGTTCTGCCCGGGGAAAGCTGCAATGGGTTGCCCTTTGGAAGCTGCCATGATATCTGCCAGTGGGTCTCTTGCCTCTGGCTTTTGTTCTGGCGGGAGAACCTCGTCAAGGTTTGGAAAGTTTGCAGCGGTGAGAACTTCTCTGAACAGGGCTGGCATGTTAAATGTACCGGGAGGAGTCTGGCTGGCCAGTTGTATTGCCATCTGTCCCATGGCAAGCCTGTGAGCAGAGGACGGTATGTTAGGATCAGACACAGGTATAATATCAATCCTACCGTCAAAGTCATCTTTGAATACCTGCTGGTCTCCTCCTACAACTTCGTAGGGGTAAGCAGGCGGGAGTGACTCAAAATTAATTCTAGCCAGAATGTCAAACTCGTCCTTCTGCGACTTGTGCATTCTCTTGTGTATAGCCGTGGAAAACTTAGACGATGCGTCTAGAAGCGCCATGGTGGTTCCAACGGGACCATAGTTAGACGAGTCTTTGATAATATTCTCTGTGGAGTCGGCAAACTTCTGCCCAGCTTGTACAACAAACTGTAGCATCTGTAGGAGCGTACCTGACGGTTCTTTATAAGGGAGCGGTACAATTGCCTTGGTCAGGTCAATGCCTGTGCTCTCCACCTCTTTGAACTCACCGGGAGAGATAGGTTCGTTGTCACCTACAAGTCTGACACCTCTGGCCTTGAAACCACCGGGGAGGTTGGCAAACTGTCCTGCGTCTACCAGAGAACGCATGGCAGTTGTTGCTGTCATGGTCAGGTTGCCTAGGAAATGAATCAACCCCAGACCGTAGAAGGCAAAACCCGGAACATACTTGTAGTGCGTAAAGTGGAGTATACGCTCTCTGGTTGGGTCTTCAGGGTTGTAGTTTCGTTTGATGGAAAGAACCTGTTTACTGGTTAGATCAACTGTGACTACATAGGGAAGGGCAACGCCACTAGGATCGCCATATGGTTCTGGAAGATCAAGGTTACAGTGCTGCTCCAATAAAACATATTGTGGGTCCTCCTCTAACGATGGCGTGATGCCCATGATGTTGTCAATCTTCTGGTTCATTGAAGTTACTTCTGGTGCAGAAGGTTCTCCAATGTCAGTGTCTAGATACATTCCAGATACAACATCTTTTTTGAAATCGTTTGGAGAACGATAGATAACGTGAGTATATCTCTCTGCTGTTCTGAGATCAGTGGCGTAGTAAGATACATAGAAGTGGTCCACTGGCACAAACTCAGAGACAGGTCTGTTCTTGACCTGATCAAAATAAATTTTCTTGAAGGCAGAGCCAATAAGCGGTAGGTGAAAGAGCATACGCTCAAACTCGTCAAAGTATTCTGGCATCTGCTGGGTAAGCTGATAGTTCATAAACTGCTTGACACGTTGCGCCTGTTCTTCTCTGGCAACGGTGTTTGCGCCTATGACTTGTGATCTGACAGGACCAGCTGGGGGAAAGAGTTCTTGAGAAGCTCTGCTTTGAAACTTAACCGCTGACTCAATAAGGAGAGGGTGAACTGCTGTGCAAGCACCGTCAAAAGGTTCTGTGGTCTCCTGTAGTTTTAGTCCTAAAAGATCAAGACCGTTCTCAAACGCTTGTTCCCATTCTTCTCTGGATTCTTTATCTGCTTCGTAGTTGTCAATGACATTGCCGCCTATTTCTACAAGATCATCTTCTTCCAGAAACTCAGCTAGGTTGGCGTAGTGGTCTTGTTCAGAAATGATAAGAAGGTCTGCTTCTATCTCTGTATCACCAAACTCGACCTCTACACCTCCATCATCGGTGGGGCTAAATTGAACAACCTCTCCTTCCGTTTCTAGAACAGGCGACTCTCTTCTTAGTTCTTTTATCTCTTCCTCTGGTAGGAAAGGATTTTGTTCCACTGCCATTGACTAGGTTCCTTTACTTGGCTCTGCCGCCTCTACGCATGGCTTTTTGTCGTAGACCGCCGCCAGCTTTTTTACGCATCTTGGAAGTCTTACCACCATACTGAAGTTTCATCTTAGATGTTTTACCACCACCCATCATTGCTCTGGGGTTCTTGTTTCTCATCTTAGAGGCTTTACCTCCAACCATCATTCTCTTAACTGGTTTCTTCTTCGCCATTGTCAAGGTCCTCCTCCTGATAAAGATTGTTAAAAGTTGTGTAAGGGTCCATATAACTGTTATGGATTTCTGCAGAGTGAACATACTGACTAGGCGCAAAGTCTGGTGCACCTTCTCCAGTGATCCACATGGCAGGGTTTGTCACTCTGACCCTGTTATTGGGTAGAGCCACAATATTACCTGTGTAGTTCTCTGCATCTGTCAGTTCTATGACATGCGACTGTTTGTGCTGTGCAGGGTCATCTGCTATCTCGTTGTCAGTGTAGTCCACAGTAAACATATACTTACCTGTATAAAATTCTCCACCTATCTTGCAGAGCCACGGGCTAGAAGATATACGGTCCATGACAATGACAGAGTGATGTCTTGAAGAACAGTCCCATGGTTGTGCAAAGTGCGTGGGCATTAACTCTGGTAGTTCTTCCATCTGTGTATCAGCGATAAGACCAGTGATTGGCATTCTTGCCCACATGGCACCACCGTGTAGGTTCTCTTCGTCATCCTCTGCTTCACAACCTGTAAAGA